AATACTTTAGGACCTTTAAATGTAACTTGTTCTTTTGAAGCTTACACTGATGGTACTAGTGGAATAGGAAATGGAATATTAAAAATAGATTTAGTTTCTAGTGAACGAGGAATTATTGCTACAACTTCTTCACTACAAGGAAGTAGTTTTCCTCCACTCGCATATCTTCCAACTACTTTATCCCAAAGTTTTTATCCTATAAGTAAAGATGAACAATTTTATATACAAGTATCAAATACTGCTACAGGAGTTGATGATATTAGTTATAGAAGTGGTAGTTGGGAAATTAATCAAGCAGTAACAACCCAATCCTTAGAAACTTTAAATATATTTTCACCATTTATAACAGAAGGTAATTTTAGTATTAGTGATTGTAATCCATTAATTAACAATGCTGTTACTGATCGTGTAAATGAATTTTATATGGATGTTGATTATAGTTCAAATGCTATAATTGCTGTAAACGCTGATACTATTTTAAGTGGAAGTGCTACCAGAGCAAAAGTACAATATTCAAATTACACCACAGCAAGGATAACTAATCCTCGATATGATGGTAGTAGACATAGCTCCCCAGATATAAATGTAGGATCTAATAATCAACAACCTGTAATTGAATCAGAAAAAATCTTTTTTGCTTATTTTGATTGGATTGGTGGGTCTTCCCCTGAAAGATTATCCTCAATAAATCCAGGACAAGGTCAAGGAAATGCTCATGTTTTATTATTAATTGATGAATTTGGAAATACTTATCAACCAAGTTTATCAAGTTCATATTATGATAATTTAACTACTGTCTTTAATTCTAACAATAATAAAGCAAATGTAGTATTTAGAAATACCCCTACAAATACTGTAGATGATATATCAGGAGTTACAAATGTAATTGCTCCTGGAGCTATTGCTTTACCTATATTATACACCCAAACAGGTAGTGAAGCAGGACAAGCTGTTATTACTATGAGTTTTGATGATTTATCCGGAGGTGAACCAATCCCTGCATATACAGGTTCAGCTAAATCTTCTGGTGTTGATCTAATTAGCTCGGGACAAATAAGAACTTTTAACGCAATATCTTCTACAACGGGAGCTGATGTTACATATAATACAGGACTTGATTATTTTGAACTACAAAAAACCCCCTCAGGAAGTGTAACAATAACTCCTACTCTTACTTTAAGATGTAAATTCCAAGAAATATCATATCAGGAACGAGATGGTTTGATCGATGTTTATTTCCAAAGACAACCTAGCGGATCTTCATCATGGACAACAATAGGAAATGTGGAAGCAGTAATTATATCTGTACAAAATAGTGGTAACCAAGATTACCAAATATTTAATTTTACCTCTCCTTCACAAACAGCAGCTTTTGCTGGTGACAGATACAGAGTACAAATCGCAGTTACAGACATAGGAGGTGGTAGTGCTGGGGATTTAACATATGTTTCAGATTCTGTGTTTAGCATAACCCAAACACCTAATTCAGTATCAGGAGGTATTACTTCTCCTTTTTGGACAGTAGGTAGCTCAAACCGCGCTGTATTAACAGGATCTAAATTTGATTCATCTGTATATGGAGGTAAACAAGAAGATGTCTCAGGATCGGGATATTCCTCAACCTTACCTTTGACAGTACAAGTAGGAGATGAAATTAGATTTTCTGCTAATGAACAAAATGTATATCAAGTAATTTCAGCTTCCGCTCCAAACGAAAATATAGATAATAAATTATATCTTTATTTAAGTGGTCCTGTTACCTCAGGAACTAATTTAGATAGTTTCCTATTAAGAAGATATTCACCAAATCCAAATTTTGTTTTAATAGAAACAAACAAAGGAGGTGGTTCAGGAGATGGGTTTTTAATCCCAGAATATGTTTCTCCTCGATTAGAAGCTAGATTTGATGAAATAATCGCAGACCTTGAAGAAAAAAACATAATTTAATATATTTATAATCAAACTAATTTTACACAATGGGATATTTAAACAATTCAGTAGTAACAGTAGATGCTATTTTAACTACAAAAGGCAGAGAACTCTTAGCTAGAGGTGATGGTTCTTTCTCTATTACTCAATTTGCTTTAGCAGATGATGAAATAGATTATACTTTATACAATCCAAATCACCCCTCAGGTTCTGCTTATTATGGTGAGGCTTTACAAAACATGCCCTTATTAGAAGCATTTCCTCAAGAAACTCAAGTAATGAAATATAAACTTACAACATTACCTAGAGGAACAGCAAGAATGCCTATTTTAGATTTAGGTACTACACAAATTACACTAAAACAAGGTGCTTCATTAGCATTAACACCTCAAACATTAAATTACGCAGGGGGTGATACTTTTGAATCATCTGGTTATACAGCAACTATTTCAGATGTTAGACTATTTTCAACGTTTGAAGGTGTTGGTATTGATACTCCTGAAGTAACAGCATTAAATCAATCAACAACAATTGGTACTAGTGTATCTAAAACAGTTGTAGGTACAACTATTAATATTAGAGCAACAACAGTAAATACTTTATTTGGTTCAAACACAGTATTAAGAGCAACACTTACTGTAGTAGGTAGGGATAGCGGAGCAAGACTTACAATCCCAGTACAAGTAAATAAAGTACAATAAATAAAAAATTATGTCATTTAACAGATTAGAAGCCGACGATTTTGTAGTATCAGCTGATAGTATCTCCGCTACTTTATTTTCAGGAGGTCAACCCACATTAACTACTTTTTTTACTTCCTCAACCCAAGCAGCCGATGCTTCAGGAAACTATTATTTAAATGTTTTCCAAACAGAATCTTCTGAAGATACTGCAGCCGTACAATTTGCCATTACTTATGGTAATAGTGAAGGGAGTGGTAGTTTAGTTTATAATAATTCAGTAAATGGAAAATCACCAACATCAACAATCTATGGTCAATATCAAAACCTTGTATTAGGTGATGAAAATACGGATTTTGTATTTGGTAATATTACAGCTTCTGAATTTTTTGCTATCTCTGTTGATAGAGCTAGATATAAAGAAAAACTATTTTTAGAATCTTTAGATCTTCAAATTTCAGGTTCATCAGGTTCTATTTCATTAACAGATAATAGTGCTTATGTAACTTCAGTTCAATTTAATGAAGCTGGTAGAGTATTCCAATTAATCTCAGGATCACGAGGTGTAGTAAATACATCAGTAGATAGTAATGGATACTCAGCTAATTCGGGTTCTTATGGATGGTTACTTCCTGATATTGGTACTATTTTATTAAATCCATTAGCATTAGCTGATTTTCCGATCAGTGGTGGTATTGGTTTCCAATATAGTGGATCATCTACAGGTAGTGCCGCCCCTACAGTAACACCTATGGCTTCTTTATTTCAAGCTATGAGTGGATCAGGAAACTTTAGATTAAACTCAGAAGAAACTATTACTTCGGATTTTATATTTGTAAGACCTAGAAGTTCAGAATTTAACTATTCAGAAAATCCATCATTTATTTCTGGTTCTACTGGTGAAGTACTGTATTCTAATTTTATCAATAACCCACAAGTATATGTTACTACAGTAGGTTTATATAATGATTCGAATGAATTATTAGCAGTTGCTAAACTATCAAGACCTTTATTGAAAGACTTTACAAAAGAAGCTCTCGTTAGAGTAAAACTAGATTTCTAAAATGAATGAGCGCATACAAACAATTTTTAGCATCCGATGTAATTGTAACCCCATTTGAGGTTAATAAGTCTTTTTCTTTTGAAGGGGGAGATGCTTTAACTGGCTCTAATGTCTCTATTGATAGATTTTTAGGAAAAAATATACAATCTGAAATATTTATCTCAGGTTCAAACCCTACTACAGGTTATATTTCTACTCAAGACCAAGAATTAGTTTATAATTCTATTAAAGAATTATATTATTCTAATTATTTAAGTTCATCATTTGGTTCCCCAGTCCAAACTCAATCTTTAGTTCCTGGAGCTGATCAAGAAGGAGATAGATTTATAGGTAATCCCCAATCAGATGGAAGATATTTTAATTATGAACAAACTAATTTAAGATATTCTAAATTTTTTCCAACAGGAGCTAATGATATTATTGGTGTAATATCTATTCCTTCTCGGTTATTTGGTGATTATATTCAACCAAATTCTTTTGTATTTAAAGCACCAAGTATTAATTTAACAGATGATGGTGAAGGTAATATTTTAAATAATAATCAAATTGTAGGAAATATATTTTATTCTCACGGAATTATTACTTTAACTAGTGATGGTGTTCCTGGAGGTGATGGATATGGAGCTGGTAAATACGGTGAAGCATTATATGGATTAGGTGATAGTCAATTTGTAGAAGATGCTATTACTTCATCAAATGTAACTTGTTCATTTTCATCCTCTTATGATATTTACGAAACACAGTATAAATGTACTATTAGAGAAAGTGAATTTAATTTTAGTTTAAACCCTTCTTTAATAATTAATGAAACAACAGGATCAACTTTAAGTTTTGTAACAGAATCTTATTTTAGTCCTTACATTACAACAGTTGGATTATACAATGAAAATCAAGATCTTTTAGCAGTAGGTAAATTATCTCAACCTTTACCTTCATCGCCTACAACAGATACAACAATACTTATAAACATAGATAAATAATTATGGCTAATTTAGATAAATCAAATGTAGTAAACGGAAATATCATCTCAGCAAGTGATATTAGTGCCCTTTATGATGCGTTTACAGGGGATACAACTTATAATAATATAGATTTTACAGGTACAGCTTCAAATGCTAATGTTATTAAATATACTTCATTATCAACGAATCAATTTTATCCTGTACCATTTATTATAACAGCTTCATCAGATTATTCCCAATTATATAAAGATACTACTGATAGTATTTTATACAATCCTAGTAGTAATTTATTACAAACAACCGCTTCTTTAGCAGTAACAGCTTCTAGATCTATAACATCAAAAACTGCAGATAATTTAGATAATTTTGGAATTATAGACCCAACTGGTAATCCGGGTATTCTAACCAGCCCTCGTCCTATAGCAGTTACAGTCCAATTCCCCTCAGGCGGTTCAGGAAGTATTGATTTAGCAACAATGATTCCTCCTATTGCTACAGCTGCTACTACATTAGGACAAGATATATTTGTTGTAGGACAAACATTAGTAGCCCCTAATCAAATAAACACAACTGCTTCTTTAGAAATTAATTACATTGCACCTTCAATATTTGCAGTAACTTCAAGTAATACTTCATCTCTTGGAGCTATTTTAACTGGTTGGACAACAGCTTAAATTTAAAAAATTATGTGGTTATATAAAAACGAAGAGGTTACCTCTTTAGAGGATTTTCCTCCTAACACTTTTGGATTTATCTATAGAGTTTACCATGAACCTACAGGTAAAGCGTATATTGGAAAAAAAGTATTACAATTTAATCGTAAAGCTAAATTATCTAAAAAGGATTTAGCATTATATGAAGGTGTTAAAGGTCGTAAACCATCATATAAACGTGTTACTAAAGAATCCGATTGGAAAACATATTATGGCTCAAATAAAGCATTACTTGAGTTATTAGAAACAGAATCAAAAGAAAACTTTAAACGCACTATTATTGCTTTAGCTAATAATAAAAAACACCTTACCTATCTAGAAACAAAATATCTTTTTGTTTATGAGGTTTTAGAAAAACCCGAAGAATTCTTTAACGATAACATTTTAGGAAAGTTTTTTACACGAGACTTGGATATTAATCTATAGTTTCGTATATTCCTATCTATGGTAAATCAATCTCTAGTAGCACTGACTAACTCTGTGCTTGGTTCTGGGAAATCAACCGCACGAGGCAACAAAGCATATCGTTG